AATTGTAGTAGACTCATCAATAGCCATCATAGCTTTATGAGAGTTAATAAATTTAGTTGCAAACTTCACACCTTTTTCTGTAGAGAAAGCTTCAACATTCATAACTAAAATATGAAGTGCACTATCTATTTCAAATAAAGAATCTAATTTTTCTTGTTGTGTTTTTGTGATATTAGGTTGCCATAATACAGACACATTTTCTATATGGTCCGGTAAATGTGTAGGGAGTTCTTGTTCATACCAAGTTTTAACAACACCTTTGGGTGCAATAATTAAAGCACCATCTACTTTACCTTTGTCATATAACATAGCAACATTATCTATTAATACTTTTGTTTTACCTGTACCCATCTCCATAAAGTAAGCATAGTTTTCTTTGTTCCAAGATTTTTCCAATGCAGTTAATTGATGTGCATAGGGTTTTGTTTTAAATTTATAATTCATAATTTTCTTCTTCTTTCTAGTTGACATCTATATAAACATGTTTATATTGATTGTCAATGTCAGAAAGAATAGTTTATGTAATACAAGAAATTCCTGGAACTCAATCAGGCAATCCCAAAATAAATATTATGGGTGCAGCTAAATATGGTGAGTTTAAATTTTTATTACCAGAGTTTTCTCAAATGATTTTTTCTCCTGGTCCATTAATTTTTAAATTAAGAAAAGGTTTAAAAAATTATACAACAGAAGATTATTTATTATTAACAGGAGATCCTGCAATCATTGGTGTTGCATGTTCTATTGTATCTGATATTACAAACGGCAAATACAATGTATTGAAGTGGGATAAACAAGAAAGAAAATATTATCCTATTGAGATTAATCTATACGAGAAAGGAGAAATAGATGACAATTGATTTTGAAAAGGATCAACAAGATGCAATGAGTAAAACTGAAAACATTCAGTCTCTTGCAGATCAAGTATCAATGTTGGAGGGCTTACATAAAAGAATAGAGACAGGTGAGAACAACATTAAAGATTTAAAAAAAGAATACCAACGTATATCAGGGGAGGTTATACCGACTATGATGTCCGAGATGGGTTTAGCAGAATTAAAACTTTCAGATGGATCACATCTTAAAGTTTCAACGACGTATCGTGCTACTATTACAGAAGCAAATAAAGAGACGGCGTTTAACTGGCTTCGGGACAATGGACTAGGTGATATTATTAAGAACGAGATCTTGGTATCATTTGGTAGTAACGAGGATAACAAGGCAGCAGATTATGCTGAACTTGCGAAGGGTCACGGGTTTCAACCGACACAAAAGATGAAGGTTGAGCCTATGACTCTGAAAGCGCTAGTCCGTGAGCGTATTGAGGCAGGAAAAGAAATGCCAACGGAAATCTTTGGGGTATTCTCAGAGAATAAAACAACAATAAAAAGGAACAAATAAACATGAACCAAGTAGCAGAAAAAAAGAACGGAGCATTAGCGACATTTGATATGGAAGCTGATGCAGCACAAGGCGCTCAAAATATATCGCAAGAAGATCTTGCGTTGCCTTTCTTAAAAATTTTGGGCCAACTATCTCCAGAAGTCAACAAGACTCATGGAAAATATGTTGAAGGCGCAGAGCCTGGCAAAATAATAAACACTGTAACTAATACATTGTATGACAGTTTAAATGTTGTACCTTGTCATTATAAAAGACAGTACATTGAATGGCAAGACAGAGGTCAGAGTACTGGCGCACCTGTTGCAATGCACGACGCAGACAGTGATATTGTAAGTCAAACAACTAGAGGTAAAGACTATAAAGACAGATTACCAAACGGTAATTATCTTGATAATACCGCTAGTCATTTTGTATTGACTCTTGATGACAATCCACAAACAGCTTTAATTTCTATGAAGTCTACTCAACTTAAAGTTAGTAGAAAATGGAACTCAATGATGATGGGTTTAAAGTTGCAGGGTAAAAACGGCTTGTTCACGCCGCCTACTTATAGCCACATTTATAAACTATCAACTGTTCAGATGTCTAATGACAAAGGAACATGGTTTGGTTGGGATGTATCTAAGGTTGGTCCTGTACAAGACAAAGCTATATACGATATGGCAAAATCTTTTGCAGAATCTGTAGGTAAGGGTGAAGTAGAAGCTAAACCTGAATCTCAAGAAGAAACTAAAAAATCTTTAAATTTATAATATCCTAGGTAATGGGCGTCAAAGCGAGAGTAGAGATGCCCATTTTAATTTATGCTAGATAAATTTATAAATATATTTGAAGGTGCTACTGAATTTTACGGACAAGCTAAAAGAATACATAAAAAACTTTCTGTAAAAGTAGAAGTCAACGCCTGGACTCACACAAAAAGTCCTATAACAAGAGAACAGTGGAGACTGCATCTTGAAGGAGTAGAACCGCAATTAGGTATTGCTCCATTAAAAAAAGATGGGACATGTAAGTGGGGCGCCATTGACATAGATATAAATAATTATGACTATCAAGGACTTTTAAATAAAATTAGAAAATTAAATTTACCTTTGATCATGTTTAGATCAAAGAGTGGTAGAGCTCACGTATACATGTTCATGAAAACATTTTATGATGCGCAAGAAGTAAAATTAGTAATGGAAAAATTTGCTGCAAAAATTGGTGTTGCGGATATTTTAGACAGAGTTTATCCAATGCAAACAAATTTAAAAAACAATTCATTTGGCTCTTGGTTAAACATGCCTTATTTTAATGAGGAGGAGTGTTGCACTTTTGCATACACAGATAATTTTGAAGACGCATCCATAGATGAGTTTTTTGAAATGCATGAAAAATATGCACAAGACAATTTAGCTGAGTATCTAAAAGAAGAAATAGAAGAAATAATTAAACCTAAAAAAATAAAACAAAAAACTTTAAACGATTTCTTTTTACCTTGTACTAAAAACGCTTTAGTAGACGGAGGCGGTAAAATAAAAACCGTAAATAGAAACGATCTTCTTCACCACATGTATAGTTGGTGTAAAAATTCAATTGAAAAAGGTGTTAAAAAACTACCTGAGTTTTCAACTTATGATGCAAGACAATTACTACATTATTTTAATAAAAATTATTTAGATGAACCTTTAGAAGAAAAAGAAATAAACAATACAATTTTAAAATCAGAAAACAAAGAATACAATTATCTTTGTAAAAGATCTGAAATAAAAAAGTTTTGTGATGTATCGGCATGTACAAGACACATATGTGGAATTACACCTGAAAAGGCTATAGAGGTTGCAAAAGCTGAACAAGCTCTTGGTGACGTAACAGAATACATGAGCGACCCTCCAATTTTTTACGAGACAGTTGATGTCAAGGACGGAGACTCTTTTAAAAGAATTAGGATAAAAATGAAAGGTTCTGATCTAATAAACAAAGAAAAGTGGGTAAACGTATTAGCTGACGGGGGTCATTTTCCACATCCTGCAATATTAGATATGAAAATAAAAGAGTTTCAAGCAATGCAATACGTTAGATTAGGTAAAAGGGTAAGTGAAAAAGCAGAAGAAGAGGCTAGTGATAGCTATGAATTTAAAATGTTAGTATATGATTTTGTAAGAAAACAAACTGTATCTTTTCAAAAAACAGCGTTGTTAGAAAATGCATGTTATGTAAATGAAAAAACTTCTGAATTAGATTTTAGAATATCAGACTTTATGAATTATTTAAGATCTATTAAAATTCAAAGAAAATTAAAAGAAGTAACATTTGATTTAAAACATATACTTAATGCTACTAAAAAAAATGGAGACGTAATCAATCCTATAACAGGGAAAAAAAAATCATGTCCAACATGGAGATTTAAATCTGATCCAGACCAGTATCAAGTTATGGGAGATAGTGCAAAACAGGTAGAACATGAAAAAAATTAGAATAGCAGGACCTCCTGGCACAGGTAAAACAACAACGTTAGTTGAAACTTACTACTCACACTTAGAGGAGTATTCCCCTGCAAATATTATAGTTATATCTCACACAAATACTGCTGCTGATCATATAAGATATAAAATATACGAGGATAAAAGCATAGAAGAATATCAAAAAACAACAGGTAAAGAAGTATTTGGTATTGTAAAATTAGGAAAAGAAACGTTGAAACAAAACGTAACAACTATTCACAAATTTTGTAAAGACCGAGTTGTTGGTAAAGCATTTTTAATAGAGGACTACGAGATATTAATAAACCTAAAACCTATATTTGATAAACACACAAAAGGTAGAAATTTTAATAGCGTACAAGCACTGTTTGCCTTACACCCTTTTTTTAAATTTGTAAGTTTTGCAAGAGATAACGGTCAAGAGGTTTTAAAATATTACAGGTCTTTAACTTTTGAAGAAAAAGAAGATTATAAGTATGATCCGGAAGAACTTATATTTATGAAGAAATATTACGACGATTTTAAAACAAACGAAAAAATAAATGGTAGGGCTAAAAAAATACTAGACTTTCAAGATATGGTTGAAGACTTTTACATAAACGAAGAAGAATCACAAAAAAAATGTACGCAAATGAAGGTATTGATTGTGGATGAGGCACAAGATTCTAGCGTCATACAAAGAAAAGCAGAGGAAGTCATGTCTAAAAATGTAGACTATTTTTACAAAGCAGGAGATCCTGATCAATCTATATTTGAGTTTGCAGGTGCAGACCCGCACTCTTTTCACTTAGAGTTTGCAAAACCTGAGATAGAATTAAAACAAGGACACAGATGTCCTAGAGTTGTTAATGAGTATTGTAAAAAAATTATAAAAGATGTTTGGGACGAGTATGAATACGAAAGAGTATGGGCTCCGTTAAAAGATAAAATTACAGGTCAAATTATAGAAGGTGAAATACATTATTTATCTGATTTGACGCAAGACCCTTTTGCGTTAGAATTAAAAAATAGAATATTAAATACAGATGAAAATTTTGTGTTTACTTACAGGGGAGGAGAACCAAAAGAAATACTTCGTTATTTAGTAAGTATTGGAACTCCTTTTCAATTACCTGCAAAAGATAATTTAAAATTTAATATAAAGTACCCTGCTGCAGAAATTAAAAATCAAAGAGAATATAAAACATTTGTAAAAGGAGAAATTAAAAGTAGAGCAAAAGTAAAGTCTATGTTAAAGTCAATGGTGCCTGAATACGTTTTGAAAACAATGGACGAGTTAGAGCAGCAAGATAGAAGTAGTTTTGATATAGATTGGTTAATAGAAAACAGTTTTGTTATACCAGGAATAAAAAAAACACAAGATTTTCAAACCATTAGTAAAATAGGCAGCCTTCAAATAAAAAATTATATTAGAGACATAGTCAACAACGACAGAGATTTAAAAAATAAAAGAGTGTTTATTGAAAACATACACACAATTAAAGGTAAAGAATTTGATAACGTTGTTTTTGATTTTAAACTTACTAGACAAGAAGAAACGTTTTCAAAAAAACGAATGAAGTTTGTTGCATGTTCAAGAGCTAAAAAAACTTTATGGTTATTAAAAAGTTCAAGTCATTTATCATTTTTAGGAAAGGAAGACCAATGACAAATAAAAAAGATTGGGACGAAGCGTTCCCACAAGACAAACAAGTTGGAGGATCTCATTATAAACAGTTCTCCATTCAACCTTGGACGTTCATAAGAACAAATGAACTTAATCCATTTCAAGCAAATGTAATTAAATATGTATGTAGATATTTAAATAAAAATGGTGTAGAAGATATAAAGAAGATCAAACACTATTGCGATTTAGAAATTGAACATTTAAGAAATAAAAAATGAATGCTATACCTTCGACTTTAGATTTAGATATAAAAGACGGTGATACAGTTGCTGTTGACTTAGAGACATACGATCCAGAGTTAAAGACTCACGGATCAGGGGCCATTAAAAAGAAAGGCAAGGTTTGTGGTATTGCAGTTGCTTATAGAGATAAGAAATTTTATTTTCCAATTGCTCACCTTAATAGAAATCTAGGTCCTAGAAATACATGGAAAGCCTTAAATAAAAAAATATTTCAAAACGAAAAAGTAATAAAAGTTTTTCATAATGCAATGTACGATGTTTGTTGGATAAGATCTGCTACAGGGTTGATGCCTATAGGTCCTATATATGACACTATGATTGCTGCTTCTGTTATAGATGAAAACAGAATGAGATATACTTTAGATTCGTTAGCTAAAGATTATTTAGGAGACTCTAAATACAAGCACGACTTAGCAGAAAAATCAAAGGAGGAGCATGGAATAAGTGATCCTATGTCAAACATGCACAAACTTCCCTACGATTTGGTAGTTGACTATGCAGAACAGGATGTATTCTTGACCTTAAAATTATGGAATAAATTCAAAGGTTTAATTAAAAGTGAGGTCAAAACTAAATCTAAAAAAATAAAAACTTTAGAAAATATATTTGATATTGAAACAAGACTATTTCCTTGTCTGGTCGACATGAGATTTAAAGGCGTGAGAGTTGACGAAGAAAAAACAAAAACATTTGGTAAAGACATAGAAAAAGAAAAAAACAAAATACTTAAAAAAATTAAAGAAGAGACAGGAATATCAGTAGATGTTTGGGCTGCTGATTCTATCAAACCATTGTTAGATAAACTAGGTATAGATGATTTTAAAGTAACGCCTAAAACAGGGAGAGCAAGTATAACAAAACTGTATTTAGAAAACCATACAAATAAATATTTAAAAATGATTGCAGAAGCTAGACAATTAGATAAACTGTACAACACTTTTGTTAGCGGTATTTTAAAACATATACATGAAGGAAGAATACACGCAGATATAAATCAAATTAGATCAGACTCAGGGGGAACTGTCACCGGCAGGTTCTCAATGAGCAATCCAAATTTACAACAGATACCATCAAAGAGTGAGTTGGGAAGTAAAATAAGACAATTGTTTTTACCTGAAGAAGGTCATGAGTGGGCCTCCTTTGACTACTCACAACAAGAACCTAGGCTTGTTGTACACTACGCATTAAAAAATGGTTTTGAAGGAGCCGAGGTTATGGCTGAAGCATATAAAAAAGATCCTAAAACAGATTTTCATAAAATTGTAGCGGAGATGGCTAAGATTACAAGAAAACAAGCAAAGACAATTAACCTTGGATTATTTTACGGTATGGGTAAAGGAAAACTTGCTAAGTCTTTAGAGTTAGACAAAGAAGAGGCAGAAGAATTATTTGATCAATACCATACTAAAGTTCCCTTTGTAAGAAAGTTATCAAAAGGACTTCAAGAATTTGCTGAAGAAAATAAAAATATATTTACGTTAGAAGATAGGTTTTGTAGGTTTGATAGATGGGAGCCTATAAACAAAGAATGGAATAAAGAAAAAGGTGTGTTTGAAATTAGTGAGTACAAAGAAGTAGAAGGTAAAATGCAGATAGTAAAATCTCCAGTGCCTATTTTAAAAACAGTAGAGGCGCAAAATAGATATCATGCGGATCTAGCAAAAAATTCTCAAAAATCTGACCCAAACTGTAATAACTTTGAACAACATTACAGACCGGCGTTTACATACAAAGCTTTAAATAGATTAATACAAGGATCAGCTGCAGACATGACCAAAAAAGCAATGGTAGAACTATATGAGTTAGGTATTGTGCCTCACATACAGATACACGACGAGCTTTGTTTTTCTATAAAAACAGCTGAAGAGTCTGAAATAATACAAAAAACTATGGAAAATTCAATTTGTTTAGAAGTTCCTAATAAAGTAGATTTTGAATCTGGAGAAAACTGGGGTAGTATAAAGGGATAAAATAAAATGAGGATAAATTATGGCTTACTTAAATGCAAACATACCAGCAACCTATGCACAAATAAGAAGAGAGTATTTATATGACCTTAAAAAACATCATGGAGAAGTTGAAGACTGCATTATCTTTGGTCTTAGCGCTCTTACAGGAAGGGCTATACTATTTCATGCTATTATGGAAAACGGTGCAGTATTTTATCGCTTACCAATTAGCGCGTTTATTCAAAAGGGATTTGACCCACGTGGAGTGCCCGGAAAAAGACTTGATGAATTACAGCTCTGGAATTGTTTTTCTTATTATCCTTCTGTCCATCGTTGGGATATTTTAGACGGACAAGCCGGTAAGTATATCGGAAAAGATAAAAAATGGCACCCAGGAAAATATTTATTTACCGTTGACTTTGCACATCCAGACAGTAATATACTTGACACTGATCATTCAGAGATTCCGCACGAACATAAGTGCGCTCACATAATTGCCTTAGATGACGGTAATTTTGCAGCACAACCTAACAACAGATGTATATGGGACCTACCTTCTTTTACAGTGAAAGATAGTACTCCTGACTGGAAAGTGCAGACTTCTGAATGGAATGTAGAAGATAGTAGAGCGTGGCGGACAGAAGATACGGATAAGTTCTTCTATGAAATAGAGGAAAAGAAATGAAAACGTATTGTTTTGAATGCAAACACAATTGTCATTGTGGTCGTAAATGCGATCAATGTAGTTGTTACATATGTAACAATATTGTAATAAAAACATATGAAGACTATATGGGAGGAAATATGATTAATAAAATAAAAAGTAAAGCTATGCATTACTGGTCAGACCACAAGGTTGAATGTCTTGTAGTTGCAGTTTTAATTATAGCTTACATTGTTAAGTAATGAATTTAGTAGATTTATTAAAAAAGAATATTGTAATGGTTCCGGTTGTGGCTTCGGTTATAGTCGGAACATTTACTGGTGTTAGATATATTGTAACCTTAACAGATACTATTAATCAAAATGAATTAAGACTTACAAATCTTGAAAGAGATGCAGGTCAATTAGCAAAAAACATTACAGATATTAACACAAGATTATCTTCTGCAGAAGCTACATGGCAAATGGCAGAAAATTTATACAGAACTTTAGCTGATCAAGTTAGAGAACACACTTACGATATAAAAGATTTAAACAGAGAAATTAACTATTAAGGATTTATGCAACATGGAGAATGCCAGGATGAATTATTATTTTACAGGGGTATTAGTAATTTTATTTGTGTTGTTATGCTTTATGGAACCTGCGCATAGTAGAAATGAATATCTCAACAACGGCACTAATACTTGCAGCACTGGTGATCTTTCAGTATCTTTAGAACAAAGAAATTCAGAAAATAGTTATAGACATTTTAATCCTGAAAATAATTCTAGTAGCCCTCACGATGATAAATCCATACGTTTAACATATAGAAAATACCTGGGATCGGCTTGCACTGATGAATTTAAAGAAATACAACAAGAAAATATGGAGTTAAAACAGCAGCTAGAACTCATGAAAATGTGTGGAAAAGTTAATAGAAACCCTACTTTAAAATCCAATCCTAACTTTCAATTGCTAGTTAGTAAATGCTCTGGTATAATCATTAACGATGAAAACCAAGAACGACCTGAAGGTAGTGCATGGGATGATTTACGAAAAGATTATCAAAACCTACCTGAACACAAAGATAAAAAATTTATGGGTACAAAAGATATAATGAAAAAAGATACATTAAAAATGCCACCTAAAGATTTTTTAATGCCATTACCTAAACCAAAAGTAGATGAATAATAAACCAATTAACATATCCGAATCAGCTTCCGTGCAGATGCCTATGAAGACGGTTGCTAGTTTAATAATTATCGTAGCACTTGGCACCATGGGTTACTTCCAGATGATTGAACGTCTTAATGTTGCAGACACACGACTACAAATAATGGAGAAAGATTTAAATGAAAACACAGAGTTTAGAATTAAATGGCCGCGTGGACAATTAGGATCACTACCTGCGGACTCCGAACAATTCATGATGATTGAAGATCTTTATAAGACTACGGATAAGTTACAATCAACTATAGAGTCAATGGCTTTAAATAAAGTAAACATTGAGTTTTTAAGAAAACAAATGGATAAAGTTTTGAATGATATTGAAAAATTAAAAGATGCAAATAGAGAAATGAAATAT